CGCTAGTTGACCTGAGGTAACAGCAATTTTACTTAGGTAGTCAGCTGCATTACCTAGTGAGCTTGCTTGGTTGCTTAGTTCAACATAACCATAACGTGTCATGAAGCTAACAACTGGCTCGAATGTAGCTGGATCTAGTACTGTACCGCTTGACATCAGTGGGATGTATGGGCAGTAGAACGCTGCTGCGTCTGTTTCTGTTGAACCTTTGTAACCAACTAGAACATCGTCATTAGCTGCATACTGGTTAACATAAACACGCATTGTGCCGTTTAGTGTACCAACGAATTTTGTATTTGTTGGTGCTTCAAAAGTACCTTCTGTACTACGTGCGAATGCAGAAGTTGTTGCACTCTGTAGAACTGTTAGTACTGTTGGGCTAACAACCGCCCAGTTACCTGCACCACGACGTGTGCGAGCTGCGATTGTGTTAGCGTTCTTGTTGATTAGAACTGCAAGAGCTGCATGCTCGTCACCAACAAATGTTGCTGTACCACTTACGCTACCTTGTGCGTATGTGTCAGCCGCTGCGCCTGCTAGGCTTGTTAGGCTAGCAATGATCTCTTGGTCGATCTCAGCAGTAATTTCTTGTGCAAGTGCTTGCATGATTTCTGCTTCAACGTCAAGACCGTGCATTGACTGTGCGTCTTGAGCAGCTTCAAAAGTCCAACGTGCTGATAGCTTACGTGTTTTCGCTTCAACAGTTTGCTTTAGAACTTGGATGCTCATTTTTTTACCAGCTTCACCTTCAAGTGCGCTAGTAGCATCTGCTCTGCCTGTACCTGCATTACCTGAGTAGCCGTTTGCAATTGCGAATGGGCTTAGAGCCTCGTCGCCTGCTGCAACGCCTGCATATGCTTCTGCATAACGTACACGTAGAGTGTGGATTTGTCCAACTGGGCCTGTCATAGGCTGAACGCCAACGATTTCGTTAGCAATAACAGTTGGCATTACACGACGAATCACTGGAAGAATAACTTTGTTAAGTGTTGCAATGTTTCCTGCACTTGTAGCACCAGTACTTGCAGATTCTGACAAGTAGTTCTTTGTGTTTTCAAGTGTGGTTTCCATCACTTTCTTTTTTGTTCCAGTTAGACCGTCGGTTAGAGCTGCTTTAGTTTCGCTCCAATTTTCCATTAGGTTGTCTGCCATTTTCGGTCTCCTTAACTTATACCGGCTAGTTTACGAAGGTAAACAATGTCTGCACCATCAGCTTCTGCTGACTCTTTAAGTGCTTCTTTATTTCCAGTGATTTCTTTTGAAGATTCACTAAGTACCTTCTTTTCTGTTTGTGGCTTTGCATCTTCCTTCAATACTGATGGTAGATACTTGTTGAATGCATTTTGTAACTTGTCAGTTTTTACGCTTTCAAGTAATGCACCCATAATTTCACGTTGTTGCTTGTTTAATGGTGCCATCATCTCTTGCATAACAGCTTTACGTTCTGCTACATCTGCTTTGATGCGAGCATCACGTGCAGATTCTTGTAGTTGAACTTCTTTTTCAGCAACTTGTGTTTTGGCTTCATCAAGTTTAACTTGTAGTGCTTTCATTGCTTTGTTTAGTTTTGCAACTTCAGTACCTTCATTAAGGTAGCTGCTCATAAACTCTGCCGCATATGTTTCGAAAATCTTACGTCCAAATGTATTTTCTTTGGCTACTTGAATATCTTCACGCAGTGTTGTAAGTTCATTCTTGATAGTATTTTCAAGAATGTTTTCGATTTTTGCCGCTGATTTAGCAATAAACTCACGCTTTGTTTCATTGATGACTTCTTTGCCTTCTTTAATCATTTTGACCTTCGCTTCAACTAGTGAGCGTTTGTCTTCATGAAACTCGTTGAGCTCTTTTGTAAGTTGTTCCATAACAAAGCCCTCTAATTGAGCCATGTTAGTTTCTTGCAACTTACGGTCTTCGCGAAGTTCGTTAATTTCTTTGCGAAGTGTATCCATCACAAACTGATCAAGCACTTTCGCATGCTCTTTCATATGTTTGCGATACGCTACACGATCTTCTGCAACTTTAGCTTTGTCCTCTTTGAACTCTTCTAGTTCTTTAGCGATAACATCACCAATCATTGTATCCATTGCTTCAACAATTTGCGCTTTGTCATTATCATAACGCTGTGCAAATTCTTCTCTAAGTTCAGCTGTGATTGCTTCACGAGCTTCTGTTAGCTGGGTATCCCAGGCTTCAGAAATTGAAGATCTAACCTCTTCGGAGAGCGCACTTGAGCTTAATAGTTCATTTATTGCATGAGCCATATTAATCTCTCCTATACTTCAGGTTTTTAATAAAATTTGTCACCTCTTCCTGGAGATAACGTTGTGCTCTGTTGTCGTGTCCTGCTGCGCTAGCGACATCCATTAGTACATTACCCCGTCTATGATTCATAATTCTTTCATAGATTGGATCGGGATATGCATCCGGAGCACTTGGATTTGCAACTATGTCTACAGTAATAATTTCAAAATCTTTAACTATTCCGCTTTCATTTACATTGCCGCTGCCTCTGCTTGACACGCCTAGTTTTACTCCACTTTCCAATAAGGTTTTACAAATGTTTCCCATTGGAGTTGGTAGAATTTTTAGCTTACCGATACCGTTTGCACCTGAAATATCCATCTCTGTGATCATGTGTGATACACGGTCAAGATTGATATTAAGGTCATCTGGGTGATCAGCTTCGCCTAATACACTGTATCCATTTTTAATTTTTTCATTGATAGCTTTAACAGCTTTATGAATTTCTTCTTTGGTATAGATACGGTTATTCTGATTGCGTACATCGCCTTCAATAAAGATACCTTTCATGTACAGGCTTTTGCCACCGTTAGCTTCTTCAATAGCTTCGGTGACAATGTTTGCCTGACTAAATGTTAAGTGCTCTTTTAGGCTAGTATACATATTACTTCATCTCTCTTTTTGGAGCAGGAGCTGCTGATAAATCGCCAGCTTCTTGAGGACCAGTTACGCCCATGTCTTTTGCAGCTGGTGCGCTTCCGCCTTTTTCTTCCGAAGTGTCTGTTGCATGTGCTTTTGCATCGTTAGGTGCTTTTGCATTACTTGCAACTGGACTTGCTTTGTCACTGTTATCACTGTGTGAAACATTAACCGCTGTCAATGTTGCGCCTTCTTCCATAGGCTCAACTGATTCTTCCATTTCTGGCTCTTCTTCAGCTTCTTCGTCGCCCATTAAGTCTGCAAATGCTGCACGTAATTCTGCAATTGCGTCTTCAACATTATCCATGGCTTCTTCTGCATCAGGTGCTTCTTCTGCTTCGTCGTCCATGCTAATAGCTAGATCCATTTCTGGTTCTGCCATTTCTTCGTCGTCCATGTCCTCATCGTCCATGATTTCTTCATCTTCGATTTCTTCTTCAGCTGTTTCGATGTCACTAAGGAAATCTTCTTCATCATCAGATGCGTTAATCGCTTCTTCGACTTCTTCGTCCTCGCTATCATCATCAGCTTCATCAAGATCGATAGTTTCGTCTAAGTCTTCTTCAGAAATCTCGTCTTCAACAATTTCATCGTCTTCTGTGATACTTGCCCAATGGTTTTTGGCTTTCTCAACGAATACATTGTGAAGAAGATCCGCAGCTTTGTCCTGCTCGTCATTGACAAGATACTCAAGAACCTTAACTAAAGATTCCTTGTGTTTGCTCATATCTTTCTCCTTAAAAAATTACAGGCTTACCAAGA